GGTGCGTTTAGTAAACCATCAATTCTTACTTCACCTTCATCTATTCCTGCTGATGAACTTGGTTCTAAAATTAGTTTACCAGTTGATTCTATTCGTGCATCTTTAAGAGTTGAATTAGTAGCACTAAATAAAATACTACCTTGTTGGTCTGCACTTGGTGTAAGTATTAGTCTATTATTTGTATTAGATGTTTGATAAATAAGTTGATTACCATTGTCATCATCTATATCTATTAAATTTGTAGATCCAAGTGTGTTATCTCTTCTAATTTTTAATGCTCCACCTGCTCCACTTGAACTTAATATTAAGTCTAAAGATGCGCTATTGCCCTGTTCTAATACACTTTGTAAGTTATCTGGTGTTACATTTAAAGCAACTGAAGCTGTTAATGCATATGATGCTGTTGTCGCTAAATCTGCGTCTACTGCGTGAGATGAACTAATAGCATAACTAGCCGATATAGGTATGAATTCTGTACCTGTCGCGGTTGCAAGTACGTTAAAAGCACCGCTGGCACTTCTTTGTACTAAATTTTGAAATGATTGGCTAATGTATAAGCCTGATAAATCTAATGCCATATTATATTGTATTTTTATTTGGTCCTGGAGGTGGGAACGATGGATATGCTGAGTTAACAATTGGTAATCCTGCTTGTCGAGCTAAGTTTAAATAAACTGCTCTTGTATTACGTTGCATTACAATTGGTGAACGATATTGTGATCCATAATCCGGTACGAACTGGTATAATTCTGTATTTTCTCCTAATTCAGGAAACAAATTATATTTTTCGTTTAAGTATCTAGATAATTGATCTGAATAAAATTGTTGTTTATTAAATATAGATTGACGTTTTGTGTCATACATATTTTTATCAACATTAACACTATTTTCTCCTCCTGTAGGGGTAAGTAATCCGTTATTACGTGTTCTTACGTAAACATTTTCCGTTATGTTATATAGTGAAGCATATACTAAAGCAGGTTGTATGTAATCATCTACTAATGTTTGATATGAACCTGATACACTACTATTATCAATTTTCTCTATAATAACGTTATACAATTTTGTTCCAATAATTGGTTGTATAACTATGTCTTGCGCTTCACGTATAGCATTAACCATTAACGCATCATCAACTGATTCGTTTAAATCACTAAATGCTCTTATTTTTGCTTCGCTTATTAATAATGTTGTTGTCATATCTTTATGCTGTTAAAGGTGAACTATCTTCAATTTTCTCATCTAATATCGCTTCATCTTCTATATCTGATTCCTGTGATGTTACTACTTCTGCTTCCTCTGCATCATCATATTCAAATAATGGGTTTTTCTGTACTACACCTAATGTTATATCACCAAAATTTAATTCTAATAAACCTTCAAACGTAGCTAATATGCTTTGTTGGAATGGTAATACAACTGTGTTTAAGAATAATCTATATGCTGTTTCTAATTCTTCAGCATTATTACCTAATCCAGTGTTTTCTTTAATTCCTAAAAGTGCTGGACTTGTAATTCGATGCGATGTTAATATCTTTTGAGCTACTACATCATTTAAAGTTGTGTAGTAATCGTCGGCACCATTCTGAGGAATTGGTGTAATATCTGGTTTTAATGAAGGGTCTGCAACATCCATATACAACATATTACCTGCATTACTAGTACCTTCGTACTGTAAGCGTAACATATTCTCAATAGCCATACGTTCTTCGTCGTTAGCATTTGTATAAGTTGTTATTGCTAAAGATGGTGCTAAACCATTCTTTATATTTGATATATGAAAGTTATCGACTTCCTGATCAAGATCGATTACTTTAGATCCGCCAACGTAATCAGGAAGAGGATAGTATTGTTGTCCTGGTCTGTAAGGATTGTGGTACAACATCTGTTTTGGCTCATCCGCGCGTTTCTGTAAATTAAAAGCTGGTAGTTGAGGTAATTCTTTATCGTCTTGTTGGATATTATAATTCCAAATTGGTTTCCATTCTGAAGAAATATAAAATCCTGGTATTTTGTTTCTATCGTTTTTTTCCATTGCACGAACGTGACTAAAGTCAACGTGATAGACTTCTGCAATTTTGCTTCTATCTCTAGAGTAAATAATCTCTAAAGCATATCCGCCGAATAATTTATAATCTAAAGCTACTTTACCGAAGATATCATTCCAAGATTCTCCTTCTCTGTTAGCAACTTTTAGTATGTCTTCATCATCTGTTATTAATCCTTCGCCTGTAATTGCTTGAACAATTGCGTTGACACATGAAGCATGAGTTGATGATTGATTGTATAATGAAATTAAATATTCTGGATACATATTATCCGAACCGAATTTCATATACTTAGGTGTATCGGGATGATCTTCCCTATACGGGTTAGATTCTCTATCAAATCCGTTATTCACGGACATTTTTTCCTTTTTAATTGACGAGAAGTTAAATTTTGTATTTTCCATTAGTATTGATATGTGTTAAATGTACCATTCTCATTTGGGGATACATAATCATTTATTATAGGATCATTTGAACCTGATACCCATACTCTTTCTGTATCGATAAATCCACCATCTGCTTTACCTGAGAGGTAATCTTGGAAGATATTCCATATGTAGTCTATTCTAGAAATAGGATTGGCATTATTATTGGCCCATATTAGACCTGTTTCGTTCCAAATTGCTGGAACATATTGACCTATATAAGGCGATATATCAGCAAACCATTGCCCACTTGCTGTTGGTACTAAATTTTTACTAGTTTCTACTAATAACCATCCATCACCATTTTGGGTTTTGTTTGATATGATACTACCTGATACTTCCCATGTAGATTGATCATAACTACTAGTTAAAGCGTACAAGACTTCAGATGCGCTTACGATTCTATTGACCCATAAGGCATTTGTTTCTACTCCACTTGAACTGTAATTTAATCTTATCATATAATAATAATAAATATGTTTTTATTGTAAGATAATCCTAAAATAGGGGATAGAGATTAATCTACCCCCTTTATTTAGGTAATAATTTGTATATTAGTTAGCGGTAGTTATACCTACTAATACACCACTTAAGTCAGATCCACTTACTTCACTCGCTGGGAACGGCTCGTCCCCCATAAATGATAAAGTGTATCCGTTAAGATCTCCAAAAGCTGTACCGGTCTGTCCAGTTCCACCTGATAACGTCATTCCGTTTTCTTGGCCTAAGTAGAAAAATTGTCCTACTCCACCATCTTCGGTTCCGTTATTAGTTTGAACTATAATCTTAAGGTCTGGGTTTTGAGCCAATACCTTAACTTGATTACGTGTCGACGATTGTAGTTTCTGAAATGGTGCGTTTACTACTTGCTCGTAATAAACTGTTCCATTCTCGATACTACTGTTAATAGTTTCTGTAAAATCACCTGTGTTTTTAGCTAGTTCGAATAAAAAGAACGTACCTGATCCACTGATGTTTGTTATTAAACCATTTTCTGCGCCTGTAACTGAAACAACTGAACCGCTTAAAATGTATAATTGACGGAGTCCACCCATGTTGTCTCGACAACCTAGTTGAAATCCTGATGTAATATCACATGCCATAATTTATAGTGTTTTTGTTGTTAATAATCGGTTAAGCTTAGGCTAAATCGTTAGACACATAGTAATGTGCGTGACCAACTTGAGTTCCTAATTTGTTTCTAAGTCTGTACTTGATTGTATCAGAATTGATATCATACCACAATTGGTAGTTTGATGTATCTGAAGTTAAATCAGTTCCTACGTACATATCTGATGCAGGTCCTAATATTACTCTTTCTGAAGATCTTAATCCCCAACCTCCTACGATAACTACGTTTGGATATCCTGGTAATGGTACTTCATAAAAACCACCTCTTGATTTAACCGTTGTTGGGTCAAAGTGAAATAAGTTTTGAGTAGTTAAACCATTTACGATTCTTTGGAATACTGAGATACCACAGAAGAAAGTTAAATCTGAAGCGTCAACAATGTTTGGATCTGCTGCTGCTATCATTCCTGTTAATTGTGTATAAGCAGTTGAACCTGTAATTGC